ATCTAATAAAGACCAAGAAAACGGATAATGCCTATTAAAGACAAAGGCCCTAATGATCTAGAAAAGATCATTTTTAACTTGCAAAAACAAATCAGACTGTTAAAGAAGAAGTTAAAAAAATAATGTTTAACTTAATTAAAAGATTTTCATCTTGGCTAGACCACTGGGTTTGGAGACAAGAGATTAAAAAAAGATCTAAAAGAAATAATGGCTAAAACTGTTTTAGTTACAGGCGCAGCTGGATTTTTAGGTTCTCATATTTGTAAAGAACTATTAAATAGACAATACGAAGTTAAAGGTATTGATAATTTAATAGGTGGAGATAAAGATAATATTCCTTTTTTAAAAACTTTTTATAAAGCAGATTGTGCAGATTTTAAAACAATGCTTAAAGTTACAGAAGGTATTGATGTATTGTATCATTGTGCAGCTACAGCTCATGAAGGGTTATCTGTATTCTCACCTTATACAATTACACAAAATAATATTATGGCAACCGTGGGCGTTGCAACGGCAGCCATTCAAAACGGAGTTAAAAGAATTATCTATTGTTCCTCTATGGCAAGATATGGAGATCAACAAAGCCCATTTACAGAAGACATGCCAACTAAACCAGTCGACCCTTATGGTATATCCAAAGTTGCTGGAGAAGAAATATTAAAAACACTATGCAAAGTACACGGTGTAGAATTAGTTATTGCAGTACCCCATAACATTATTGGTCCTAATCAAAAATATGATGATCCTTTTAGAAATGCAGTATCTATTTTTATTAATAGAATGTTACAGGGCAAACCTCCAATTATTTATGGAGATGGATTACAGACAAGATGTTTCTCTTATGTAGATGATTGCTTAAGTTCATTATTAAAAATGATAGATGATCCGTCAGTCGTGGGCCAAGTAATTAACATCGGGCCTGATGAAGAATTTGTTACAATAAAAGAAGTCGCTGAGACGTGTGCCAATCTCACTGGATATAATGGCGAGTTTCAATATGTACCAGATAGACCCCAAGAAGTTAAACATGCAGTATGTTCATCAGATAAAGCAAGAAAGCTTCTAGGTTATAAGACTACAGTTTCTATGAAAGAAGGTGTAAAGAAGACTTATGAATTCATCAAGGAACACGGACCACGGGCCTTTCAATATCATATAGACATAGAGATTATAAATGATAAAACTCCAAAGACATGGACAAAAAAATTAATATGAGTCACGTATTTTGCTTTGTAAGTTCTAAAAATACAGAACATTTTTCTAAATTAGCTTTAGATAGTTTCTTTAAACACACTAAGTTAGAAAAAGATGACATATTTGTATTTGTAAATAATGATGGAACTAATGCTTTTAGAAAAGATTACCCAATAAACGTATATGTTAATAATAAAACACCTAAAGCTTGGGCTACAAACTTTAATAAAGGTTTAAGAGTAGCTAAAAAATTTGAAAAAGACTTTGTAGTCATAACAAATGATATCATTTTTACTGAAGGTTGGTTTGAACCGTTGAAACAAAGAGATGATTGCATACTAATTCCATCTTGTAATATTAATAATATCTATAAAGCTGATCAATTTAAGTTTGAATTTGTAGTTCAGTTAGAAGATTACTTAGGAAAAGAACATTTTTTAGATGAAGTTGTTAAATTTCATAAAAAAAGATTTAATTTTGATAGTGTAGAAGAAAAAATATTTATGCAAATGTATTTAGGACGTATTCCATACAAAATTCATGCTGATGTTGGATATTTTGATGATACTTTTTCTAATTGTGGAGGAGAAGATATGGATTTTAGAATTAGATGTGCAATTAAAGGGTATAAAACAATGGTAGCTAACCATCCATTCGTATTACACTTTCATGGTAAATCGTCTTGGGACGGGGAGGAGACTGATGCACAAGAAAAATTACGTAGAATAAGTTATTTAAGAAGAGGTTTGGAAAAATGGGGAGAAGATTTAACAAATATATTTATTTCAGGTAGATTTGCTAAAGAAATAGCTTATAGTTTGGGCCTTAAAGAATTATTTGATAAAGGTGAAGCATATAAAATTATGAGGATATTAACTAAATGTTAGATTACGGTACAGTTCAAGAAATTAAGCGAGTAATAAACAAGCAAATAAACCAGATAAAAGAAGAACTTTGCTATGGTATAGACACGCTTGATAAACTTCATTATTCTAGGGGTCAAATCAGAGCTTTAGAAGCTCTGCTTCAGGATCTTAATGACCTGCTAAAAAAGGAGAATGATGATGACGATGGCGACAGGGGAGATTCCTTCAAAAATTGAAGGGCTTTTAAACGCATACAAAGAGGAACAAGAAATACAAAAAGTTCTTGATCCTAATTCAATAGAAAAATCCACTTTAGATAAAATGCCTAATCCTACGGGATATAGAATTTTAGTATTGCCGTATGCAGGACCTGCTACGACTAAAGGTGGAGTAATTCTATCAGATAATTCCAAAGACACTATTCAGATGACTACTGTTTGTGCTTATGTTCTTAAGATGGGAGATCTTTGTTATAGTGACAAAGATAGATTTCCAAACGGACCGTGGTGCAAGACTGGTGATTGGGTAATCTTTGGAAGATATGCTGGTAGCCGATTCAGAATAGAAGGCGGAGAAGTTAGAATTCTTAATGATGATGAAATCATTGCTAAGATTGATAATCCTGCTGACATTCTGCACATGTACTAAGGAGGACACATGGAAAACAAACAAGTAGTAAATACACAACCAGATATAGAATTAGATCTGGATGATGTAAAAGAAACTTCAATAGAAGTTAAAGAAGAAAAACAAAAAACTGATAAACCACAAACACCTAATTTAAATATGGGTGAAGTGGATTTAGGTTATACAACTCATGAACCAAAAAACAGCAAACAAGAAAAACCTGCTGTTGAAATTCAAGAGATAGAAGATAAGCCAGAGCTTAAAGTTAAAGTAGAAAAGAAAACTGAAGGCAAGCCTGAAGTTGATGACTTAAGCCAATATACTGAAAGCGTTAAAAAACGTATTGATAAGATTACTTATAGATTACGTGAAGCAGAAAGAAGAGAAACAGCTGCTTTAGAATACGCTAAAGGTTTACAAAAAAGATATTCAGAAACAGAAGCTAAATATCTAGATGTAGACTCAAACTATATTAAAGAATTTGATGCAAGAGTTGATGCTCAAAGAGAACAGGTTAAAGCAAAGCTTAAATCTGCAATCGAAGCGCAAGACACAAATCAAATGGTTGAAGCTAATGATGAACTAACAAGGTTATCCGTTGAGAAGGAAAAGGCACGTATAGTTATGAGCGAACGAGCTGCTTCTAAGAAAGCCTTTGAGGAAGAACAGAAAGTTCAAAAAGAGCGACCAATTACACCTCAAAAACCAGTTACTCCTAGTACTAAAGCCAAAGGTTGGGCTGAGAAAAACGAGTGGTTTGGTAATGATAAGTACATGACAAATTCTGCATTTATGCTCCATGAAGACTTGGTTAGTCAGGGGTTTGACGCAGAGAGCGATGAGTATTATAATGAGGTAGATAAACGTATGAAGGATTTATATCCTCATAAGTTTACAGCACAATCTCAGGAAACTGAGGTTAAAGAGGAGCCAAAGAAACCCGTCCAAACTGTGGCTTCCGCTGGAAGAAAACAACAAGGACGCAGAACCGTGACACTCACCAAGTCACAGGTGGCTATTGCTAAAAAATTAGGGGTGCCACTAGAAGAGTACGCTAAATACGTGAAGGAGGTATAATGAGCGATAAAATAAAAAATAGAACTTCACGCGAGTCTGAAGTAAGAAATAAGGATCTTCGTAAGAAGCCTTGGACTCCACCGTCAAGTCTGGATGCACCACCTGCGCCAGCTGGCTTTTGTCATAGATGGATAAGAGTCGAAACCATGGGTTTTAATGATACTGCAAACGTATCAAAAAAACTTAGAGAAGGTTGGGAATTTGTAAGAGCTGAAGAAATTAAAAATTCTTTAGGCGATCATGATTACCCAGTTATTCGAGATGGACAATACGCAGGTTTGATCGGGGTTGGCGGCCTTGTGTTGGCAAGGATACCAGAGGAGATTATGAAAAGTCGCGCAGAGTATTTTAAAAGAATTACTCAAGACAGAATGAACGCGATTGATAATGATCTTATGAAGGAACAACGACCAGGAATGCCTATTAATATTAATAGACAGTCCCGTGTAACTTTTGGTGGTGGACGTAAGTCATAATTATTTGGCAAAGGTCAACTACTGTAAAATAAATATAACAACAAACGGAGTAAATATAAAATGGCAAATACAGTTGGAAAGTTTGGTCTTAGACCAGCTCGACAGTTAAATGGCAGTCCATTTATTAATGCTCAAAACAGATATAGAATTGCAGCTAATAACTCTACAGCTATATTTCAAGGTGACTTGGTACAACCACTTTCATCTGGAAATATAACTAGAGCTATTGCTAACACTTCTACAGCTGTTCTAGGTGTTTTTAATGGCGTGTTTTATACAGATCCTACAACTCAAAAACCAACATGGAGAAATTACTATCCAGGTTCAATCAATGCGACTGACATCACAGCATTTGTAATTGATGGCCCAGACACAGTATTTGAAATCGATGCTAACGGTACATTTGCAGTTGCAGATTTGTTTCAAAACTATTCAGTAACAAACGTATCTGGAAGTACACTTTCTGGAATTTCTCAAGTTCAATTAGACGTGAGCAATTCAGGAACTGCTTCTACATTTGTAGTACAAGCAATTGACATATCGCAAGATCCGTCAAATAGCGATGTTAGTGCAGTTAATGCTAACGTAATGGTTAGAATTAATAACCATTTCTACAAATCAGCTACGACAGGCATATAATAGGAGAATAAACATATGGCTATAACACGTAATCAGCTAGTTAAAGAACTAGAGCCAGGATTGAATGCTTTATTCGGCCTGGAATACAATAGATACGACAACGAACATGCAGAAATCTTCTCAATGGAAACATCTGAGAGAGCATTCGAAGAAGAAGTAATGCTTACAGGTTTCGCTAATGCAGAAGTTAAGCAAGAAGGTGCTTCAGTAGTATTCGACCAAGCTACAGAAGCTTACACTTCAAGATACACTCACCAAACTATTGCTTTGGCGTTTGCTATCACTGAAGAAGCTATCGAAGATAACCTTTACGATAGACTTGCTGCTAGATACACAAGAGCATTAGCTCGTTCTATGTCACAAACTAAACAAACAATTGCTGCAAACGTTTTGAATAATGGTTTCAGTGCTTCTTACCCAGGCGGTGACAATGTTGCTTTATTAGCAAACAATCACCCTCTTGCTAATGGTGGTACATTTAGAAACATATTATCAACTGCTGCGGACTTGTCTGAAACATCACTTGAGCAATCATTAATTGATATTGCTGCATTTGTTGATGAAAGAGGATTAAAAGTTGCTCTACAAGGTAGAAAATTGATTATTCCAAAAGAATTACAATTTACTGCTGAGAGAATCTTAAGATCTCCTTTATCTACAACATTACAAAGTGGTGTTGCAAGTAACAACATCAACGCTATGTTGAATATGGGAATGATTCCTGAAGGTTATAGAGTTAACCACTTTATCACTGACACGAATGCTTTCTTCATTATGACTGATGCTCCAAACGGATTAAAAGAATTCGTAAGAGCTCCAATCAAAACAGCGATTGAAGGTGACTTTGATACAGGAAACGTTAGATTCAAAGCTAGAGAAAGATACAGCTTCGGTTGGT